TGACGGCTGGCCGACACCCCACGCCGTGGCGTTCACTCCCTCTCTCCCGAGGGTGGGGATCCACGTTTCATTCGCTACTAGGTCGGCGAACCTCCGCGCTGCGTGCCCAACGCATCGCCGGTTTAAAGACCGTTCACTCCTTACTCCGTTTCACACGCGAACGGAACGAAATCCGCCCCTGAGTCGAACAACCCAGCGTCCGGGGTCGCGCACCCCACAGTCCTCTTGAACCCTTGTATCGCATCTAACAGCAGCGATACTTTCGATCTCTCGTCCCAAGCCCAGGTGGTATGGACAGGATCGAAGGGGTCTGATTGGGCCAACTTTTCCTTTGTCAACCTCTCCCAACGGTCGGCACAGACTTTGAGGATCATTGTCTCCGCCGTTGGTTTTCTCCGCCTTAGCGACAACTGGTAAGATTGTCGCTTCCACTCTTTAGGTCCAGCCCGAGGCACGGGCGGTTTGACGAATCCCTCCGAGCGGAGCCGTTCCACGCGACCGTGGATGGCGGCAATCTCTTCCTCGCGAGACAGATCGTACCCATACGGCATGGGTACTACGGGGAAGGGATTGGTGGGTTTCGGTCGTCCCGAGGGGACGGAACAAAGGGCATCACGGAATTCCCTCTTCTGCAAAACAGACCAGAAAGAGGGGGGAATCGCTCCCTGAACCTTGACTTCCGCGTTCCTCAAAGCGAACTTCCAATCTCTCAAACAGGAGAGAAAGGTCCTACGCTTGACGACGGAATCGGCCAAAAAACCGATCGGATCCGTCACTTCGCTCCTCTTCAGAAGGACGCCCACATTCGTTTTCTTCTGCTTGATCCCGTTTAGGAAGGCGGTGGAATTCACCTCGGCCCATTCGGGATCTACCATCGTTTTCTCCTTGTTGACCACGAGTCCGACACGAGACCCATGAGCAAGGATACCGGCAAGTATATCACGAGAGTCAGCCTGAATCTCGCGATAAAGCAGATCATCGCCGTTGATGAGACAGCGATGTGCCCGGAATTGCTTCCAGGTAACCTTCCCCGCGGAAGCTAAGTCCGCAATAGCCAGGTCAACCACTACTTTGTTTACCAAACAAAGTAGAGGGAAGCTCATCAAACTTCCCATTGGCTGCCCAGAGGAGACAACTCGCGATTCCTCGGAATCGAACCGAAGATGTCCTACGACATCCAAGGCCTCTTCCTCCTCGCACGTCAACCCGGCTGCTTTTGTCTTGAGGACCTCGATGGCGGCCCGGACGTAATCTAGTCGGATATTATCAGTGGCAGACTGATAATCCACGGAAACGTACGGTCCGTCGCCATTCAACGAGGCGACTTGCTCATTGGTGGGGCTACCAACAAGAAGCCATCCCTCCTTTCGGAGCGCGTTGTAGAGAGCGTGGTGCAGCGAGTACAACCTTTGGGAATTACCGCCACTATACAAAGTGACAACCCTCGGTTTCCCCGAAGACCAAACCAGGATGGGCTTACACTCGGTCGAGAAGGACCAGTCGGCCCAGTTGCCACCCTGCGCCCGCGAAAAACAACGCGTTGCATTTCCGTTCGGGATATACGGAAATTTCTCCCGGTCCCATCCTGTCGGCACGATAACCGACAGGGCTTTTTTGAAGCGCGCGACATGAGCGTCATCGCGTTCGGCTGCCTTGAACCGTGCTTCTTTCCATTCGTTGAGTCTCCGTTCCTGGTCAACCTGACGACAGGTCTCGCAGGCGCCAGATTCGAGCTTCTGGCTGGTCTTGATGCTCAACTCCTGAACAACTGAAAGTCCGCTGTCAGGGAAACATTGTCGGATTGCGGTACGAAGCTGACCGCATCGAATCCGAGGAGGTAAGGGACGAACCCTCTCCATTTCCTGATCGCTGGCAAGAAGTTGCACAGCTCTCCTCGCAACCCTCCCGTTGCGAGCCTCCTTTTCACAGCCCTGGAGTGTGTCTGGGCCAACCTTTCCTTTGTTTATCGTGGCGTCCGGTTCTCCACGGGGCGATCTTGGGTTAACGTCAATCGAGACCAGGCACCCGCCCTGGCCGAGACGTCGCCTTCTCAACAAGAAGGAACTCGAGACACTCCCGAGAGGAAGAACAAGCGGTGAGTCGAAGGGGAACCAAAAAAGCTGGGGTTCAAACCCAGCGCGGTTTCTTTTATTGTCCACCATCATAGATTCTTCCTTTTAGAGCCCAGCTTTCCGTTCGCTTTTATACTCTTCAGCGCCGCTGGCAGGCGCGGAGTTTTCCCCGGCGGAGATAGGAGGAGGGAATGGGAATCACCATGTCCAGGAAACCCTTTCTGGATCCCGTAGGCAACCACCGAAGTGGCGTCGACCCGCGCGCGAGGCACAGTCGATCGAATCCATACTCGGGACGGCCTACTACAACCGATTACTCCCAAGACCCCAACATCCCTATCTAACCTCAGGTTTCACACTGAGGCACTCCCACGCAGTCGGCACTACCCGTTACTGTCGCATAACTCCCCCGCGGGGGAGCCCTTGCGGCGTAGCGGAATGCAGGCAGACGGAGTGAACCGCACACACCCGCTCTTTACAACCCATTTCCTTTGTATACCAAGTGGCTGGACCACATCGTACTTTGGGTTTCCGCGCCGCAAGGACCCCCTTGGAGGCAGGGACCCGGAGCCCGTCCAGCAGACGCCGGGACCACTCCCTGGTTCATGTTGGACCGTTACATGGCAACGCGCTAACGAAAGGATCTTGTCATCGCCTTTTGAGGCTGACACTCCCGAACCTCGGTTACCCGAGGGGCCGTCAGATCCTGACGCAACACGCGCACCCTTCACGGCAAGGTGGACCACAATCCCCAGGGGCGAGGGCTTTAACCCTC